AACCGCGCCGATACTATGCAATGGTTGTCCGAAAGTAGTCCGGGTATAACTAAACAAGGTTTGCAGCACATTAGGCTCTGGAATGGCATCGTCATCCACCCGCCAGACCCATTCGTATCCCATCGTGTTCGCTATTTGATGATTGTAATGCTGTCCTTTTTTTCCGGCAAACGCCCATTCCCAAGGGATGCCCTTGATGTCCATCATCTGGAATAGCTGCGAGTAGATCGGATCGCTACGCAAATCTTCCGGCTCGTCGTTGTCATCAAAGATGATTAGCTTATCGACTTGCTTGGTCTGCATGATGACCGCTTGAATTGCCATCGGCAGCGTAGTGCGGTAGCGCCCTCGCGTCGAGATAGAGCAAAGGATTCTATCCATTTGTCCACCGCGCAATCAGCAAGTTACATTTGTTAGTTTCGCTGATGGCTTCAGCAGTGTCTGTGATAACGCCAGCTTGGTTGATGTAATTGAACTCAAAGCCTGGAAAGTGACTTTCATTCAGCCCATGCAGCTTGTGATGCGGCCCCCAGAATCCTACTGGTTCATTCATGGGTACGGTTATCAACAGTCGAGTGCAATGCTTCTTTAGACGCTCGACAATCTCAAGGCCATTGTCCAGATGTTCGATGACTTCAAAAGCTACGATGGTGTCATAGAACTCTAGGTCATAGGTATTGATGTCTGCATGAACAAATTGCGCGTCACTCCATCCTTGTTCTTGCGCCACTTCAACAATGATCGGATCGTAGTCAAGGCCAAGATACTTCGCGGCCTTTAAAAATTGTCTGCCGTATCCAGAGGAACATCCAATCTCTAGCAGTCGAACACCAATACGATTTTTCTCTGCCCATTCATACCTAGCAGTCTCTCGCGGAAAAACTTCATCATCCTTCAGGAACACTGCTCGTTCCCAATAGTTTGATAGCCGCCAGCGATACCACTTAGAGTTGTACTTCTTAGCCAGCTTCAGGGAGTTGCGAAGGAATATGGTATCCCAACCCTGCACTAGATCAGGATCGTGTACTGTGCCCTCGCCTTTGTGATAGATGGGGAAACTACCTACATACTGATTGTTTTCCCATGTCTTATTGACCACTTCCAGCACTTCAAATCCGGCCTTTTCTGCTTCAATGCAGAACTCAGTATCTTCACCACTACCGACACCGTATTCCTCATTCAATAGTCCAATCGCATCAAACACTTTGCGATGCACCATCACGCAAAAGAATATGGCAAACGGTCTGCCAGCCGGTTCAGAATCGCCTTTGATGACGCACGATATGCCGCACTTGTCATGCGCCGCAAAAGGTTTGTCTAGCAGATCAAGCCATTGATTCTGTGGCTGATCCAGCAGCACCGTGTCGTTGTTCAGCAGCACGATCTTGTCGGCAGTTGCTACCTTGATGCCTTCATTGGTAGCTTTGGCATAGCCTAGCGCCGCATCATTCCAGATAACAATGACATGGGGCGCGGCAGTGACAAGATACGCAAGGTATGCCTTGGTATTGTCTGTGCATCCATTAGCAGATATGACTAATTCAACATCGGTCATATCGGTGTGCTTCAAAATGGAATCAATGCAAGGCTTTAGATATTTTTCACAGTTGTTGTATGTTGGTATAACTATCGTGTATTTCATATTGTCCTATTGTATTGTATTGGATGGATCAGTAGCCCATGTAACTTGCATTGCTGCTTGTAAAGCAGGTACATCTGTTGCCGCATTAATTGCAGCTACTGTTGCTGCCGCAGTAGATCGCACCAAGGAGCGATAAGTAGTCCATTCAGCAGGTACGGTTGTTGAAGTTTCCATAGCTTTAACAACCATCCAATCACTTGTTAAAAGCATAGCATAGGCAGTCTGATTGATCTGCTTAACAAATTGAGTTTTCAATCCGTCCAAATCTTTTGGAATGTTGGTGTATGTAACCACCGATCCGACTCTAGTCTCGCTTACCCAGTAAAAACGATCATCTTCTCGTGTACCTTCATAAGTTACTTCAACAAGACCAACAGCAGATTTTTCCTCTGCTGATGCTGCATTTAACCAGCCAGCGGGATAGCTTGTGCCATTGACGGTAAACGGTGCGCCGTCTTGGATGTATTGGCTTGATGCTGCGTGATAGAACATGATTACCTCGCTCTGCTAATCGTGAAGGGGTTCTCTGCGAATGCAGCCCAGATGTATGTGCCGCCGCTGGCGTTAATGTAGGAAAAAGTATCCCTGATTTTAAATCCGTTGGACAAAAAGTCTATGTCGTCGCCGCCCGGTTCTGCTTCATTCAGGTTTGGATACAAGGCCAAAGTCATCTGGTTGTATGGGCTTCGTGATGTATCCCATATATACCAACTGCCAGTTGAATCTGACCTTTTCATCAGTAAAAATCGAGGCCGGAATCCGCAATATGCAAATGGGCCATCCGTTGAGCCGTTACCAGTGTACGAACCGAACGCGCTGTAGCCTGAGATGGGGGCAAAGCAATAGGCTACATAATTGTTGCTTGCCCAGTTTGTTGATGGTTCTGTTCCAAGCGAAAACACGGTGCTAGTGGGCGCGGTGTCGTTCCACGGGCCGCTAGTTGTTGCTGCTGCGTCCGTTCTATCCAAATACAAAGTTTTTGTTGCGCCAACACTTATGTGATAAACAAGAGAAGGTCTTGCTGTTCCATTTGGCGTACCTAACGCTTTGACAATTACCATTGACGGCGCAACACCAAGCCCATGCCCAACAGTTACCGCAGACGCTGAACCTGTGTAAGTTACTGCGCTAAATCCGGCCGTAGTATTTGCACTTACAGAAGAATTTACTGTTCCGCTGGTGTTTGTTACCGCAGTACCGCCACCTTTCCAACCCCAACCTACATAGGTTGCGCCTGAGTTATTGTAAGTGGTGCTTGCGCCAACCGTAAATCCAGACGATCCGAAGGCAGTCAATCCTGTGCTATCAGTTGTTTCCGCTGCGGTACTATTTGATACCCATGCCTTAGTTGCTCCACGCACAGAATCAGTCAGTTTGTGATCGGTATTTGCAGATCGTGACTTGATCCACACCATATCAGGCTGGAACGAGATGCTATTGACTGCATTGCTTACCGTCTGACTTACGCCTGTTCCGGTATACAGACTAGCCGCCATGTAGTTTGCGCCGTTGCTGATCGTCGGCGCTGTCAGGTTTTGGGTGCAGAGAGTTTTGTAAGTGGAATCTACTGTTGCATAAGCAAAAGCGCGTTGTCCGAAATTGGTGACATGTGTTCCGTTTGTAGTGTCTCCAGAAGAAAAAAGAGGAAGCCAATCAATGTCGGTTGTTAAGCCAGTAAAAACAGTTGCTAACGTTCCACCATTTTGATTTGCTTTTAATGTTCCGTTTGTTGCATCAAAATACAAACCAAGCACATCACCATTAGTCCATGTCCATCCAAAAGATGTTCCAAACGTATTATTGTTTACTGACCTTACTAGAGTGCTACCGCCATAAGTGCCGCTTACTCCCCACGCATTGGCGTTATATCGAACTTCATTAGCAGCCGGGTTAAATACTGCGGACGCTTTTATAATTCCAGAAGTTGGATCATAGTTATCGTTCGGTGCAGTTGGAGTGAATTCCCACCGCCATTTGCCTGTTTTCATTGCTATCGTGGAAAGCACTGAACGATTTGCGGTTCCAGTACCAGTAAAATTAAGGTTTCCACTGCTAAGAGTTACCCCAGTTGCCAATGGATTTAATACGCAATAATTCCCACGAACAACGCCACCAGCGCTAGTATCTGTGCCGTAGTTGGTCGGGCTGTCCACCATGCTGTCGTAGGTCGAGCCAGCAGTGACCGAGATGTTGTTGGCCGTCCAGTTGTTGCTGTTGCCTGAGTAGTCATAACCGATTGTGGTCGTGCTAGTCGGGTCGCTGAAGTTCAGGTAAAAGCCGTTTGTACCGTATGTGCCGCTATAGCGGATGGGATTCCATACCCCAGTGACAGCATCGAATGCGCCAAAGCTGGTAGGCGTTAAGGCTTGACCGTCAATTAAATTAACTTCGGCAAAATAACCATCAAGATAATCGTTTGAGTTTCTTGTATTGCGACCAATGTTATGAGCCACATTGTTGTTAACCGCTGTATCTGTATTTTGTGGTGGCGGTGTATTTGTAGCCCATGCAGTTATTTCTACCCCATTGATATAAATTCTAACCCTGTCCGCAGCAGTTGCTTGTGTCGTATCTACCTTATAGACAATGTGATACCACGCACTTGGATCACGATATACCGGCGTCGATATCATCAAAAAAGACGCTGAAATTCCTTGTATTCTTAATTGATTGGATTGGTAACTTAGTTGGCACAAACCACTATCAGAGTCCGCAGAATATGCATACAGTATATTCAATGTTGTGGATAGCGACCCTAGTTTAACCCAACCGCTCCATGTCCAAGTTTTGCGATTACCAGCACTTGCTGGCGTGCGGTTGAAATACGCGCTCGCACTTGAGCGCAATCGAACGCTGCGGCTGATCTGATAGCCGCCGCTTTGTGTCGCAAACATCAAATCTTTGGATGCAAACATTTGCTACCTATCAAGAAAAGTTTTTAGCGGCAAACATTACGGGGTATATCCTTGTGCAATTGAACCGTACCAGTTCGTTCCATCGCTGATAAATGTCAAGATGTCCATTTTGCCAGCAGTCGCTGTAATCGTAGGTGCGCCGCTTGTACCCCATATCACACTGGTGAATGTCGCACTGCCGTTACCCGTTGAAGCTGCTTGTTTCAAAAACAGCATAAAAGACTTGCCAGCAATTATGGTGGGCATTGTGAAAGTACAAGCCGTCGATGCCGTTAGCGTAGCGGTCTGCACCGTTCCGTTAGTGAGAGACAAAGTATTGGTAGTTGTTACCGTACCAATCGCAACAACGCTCTCAATATAGCTAGTGACCGTTGGATTAGTAAGCGTTTTATTTGTAAGCGTATCGGTTGTATCTGTACCGATTAGCGTAGTTGTTGCCGCTGGCAATGTGCTGGTGTAAGTCGATGCAGTGTTTGGGCTGGTAAGAGTAATTGCCCCTGCGCCGCTTGCGTTGCCTGAAACAGTCAATGTACTCATAGGATCACCCACCGTTGTCCAGATGCGACAGTTATTCCAACGCCGCTGTTAATCGTCATCGGCCCAACTGAAAGACCGTTTGTCCCTGATGCAATTGTATAGCTTGATGTAATGGTCGTATAGTTTATTAAAATCGTATTGCCAGCAGCACTGCCGCCGCCGCTATAGCCACTGATACCACTGTAGCCACTAACGCCAGAGAACCCGCTGATGCCACTACCGCTATAGCCGGAAATACCAGATTGCCCTGAATACCCGGAAATCCCACTGCCGCTGTAGCCTGATATGCCAGACCACCCGCTAATTCCACTGCCGGAATATCCAGATATTCCTGATCCAGAATAACCCGAAATTCCGCTGTAGCCGCTGATACCGCTATAGCCGCTAAACCCGCTGATGCCGCTATACCCGGATTGGGTATACATCACTTGCGTAGCGGTAAGAATTATAGATGGAGTTCTTGGATAAGAACCGCCAGCCGCAATAGTTTGAATGCTTACACTTGTATTTGTAGTTTGCCAATAAAGTTGAAACACATCACTAGCAGAAACATTTAATACATAGTTAACCGTTAATACTTCTGATGAAAATGATGAGCCTTGTTTATCAGGCACATCATAATGAGTATTACTATCTGCTAAATCTGAGCCATTTTTACGCAACCAAACTTGTGTATTGCCTAATGCAGTTGAACTATTAGTAAATTGAATAGAATAAATAATGCTAAATGTTCCGGCAACATTAAATCGCCATTGACTTGCAGAAATTAACTCAACATTATTATTGCCATCAGTTGTATCTAATGTAATTGCAGTTGGTGTATTTGCAGCAGCAGTTTGATTTGTGGTGTCATAGAAAGAGCCATAAGCCCCAACGGTTCCCCCTAAACCTGCCGCGCCCGACATCCCGCTGTAGCCGGATCGCCCGGAATATCCGCTGATGCCTGACCATCCAGAAATGCCGCTGTAGCCAGAAATGCCGCTGCCGCTATAACCGGAAATGCCCGATCCTGAATAACCTGAGATTCCGCTGTAGCCAGACCAGCCGCTAATTCCGCTGAAGCCAGACAGTCCAGACCATCCGCTAATGCCTGAATCCCCGCTATAGCCTGAGATTCCAGAATAGCCGCTGATGCCGGAAAAGCCACTGATGCCGGAACCGGAATAGCCGCTGATACCAGAGAATCCAGATATGCCGCTATCGCCCGATATTCCGCTATAGCCAGATGTTCCGCTGTAACCGGATACGCCAGACCCTGAATAACCGCTATAGCCAGATTGACCGCTATAGCCGCTAACGCCAGACCCGCTATAACCTGATATGCCTGAGTAGCCGCTGATGCCACTACCAGAATATCCGCTGGTTCCTGAATAACCAGACTTGCCGGAAAAGCCGCTGATACCCAAATCGCCAGAAAACCCACTAAGGCCAGATTCTCCGCTGTAACCGGATTCGCCACTGTAGCCTGACTTGCCGGAATACCCACTAAGACCTGAGTCTCCAGAAAAGCCACTAATGCCAGACTCTCCAGAAAAGCCACTATTTCCGGAATATCCGCTTATGCCAGAGTCACCTGAAAAGCCGCTGGCTCCAGACTCTCCAGAATAGCCACTAACCCCAGACTCACCAGAAAATCCGCTGATACCAGATTCACCGCTGTACCCGGAAATGCCGCTATCGCCACTAAATCCAGATAGACCAGAATCGCCACTGTACCCAGATAAGCCAGAGTCACCAGAGAATCCGCTTAGTCCAGATTCACCGCTAAATCCTGAGATTCCACTATCCCCAGAATAGCCGCTGGCTCCTGATTCGCCAGAAAAACCGCTAAGACCAGATTCACCAGAAAAGCCGCTAAGACCGGATTCGCCGGAATAACCACTTATTCCTGAATCGCCACTAAAGCCAGAATCACCAGAGAAACCACTAACTCCAGATTCCCCGCTGTATCCAGATATTCCGCTATCTCCAGAAAATCCGCTGATGCCGGAATCGCCAGAGAATCCACTAATGCCGGATTCACCAGAATAACCACTAATTCCAGAATCGCCAGAGAATCCACTTATGCCTGAGTCTCCACTATAACCAGAGAAACCAGATTCACCACTTACGCCTGATCCTGAGTATCCAGAGAAACCACTTTCTCCAGAAAATCCACTTGTACCTGATTCGCCACTATAGCCAGATTCGCCACTAAAGCCGGATTCACCGCTGTAGCCAGACAATCCCAGACCGGAATATCCTGAGAATCCAGATTCTCCTGAATAGCCTGAAACGCCACTGCCAGAGTATCCACTGATGCCTGAAAATCCTGACAAGCCACTGTAACCGCTAACGCCGCTTTGCGCGACACCATTCAGACCAGAAAAGCCTGAGATACCAGAAAAGCCTGAAATGCCGCTGTAGCCGGAAATGCCGCTGTAACCAGATTGACCAGACGCGCCGCTGTAGCCAGATGCACCACGGATGCCACGATCTATGGTGATGTCAACGCCGGGGTTAGGTGTTACTTCAACATTGACATTGTTACCTTGCGTTACGGTAACTTCTGTCTGGTTGACACTTACATTAATTTCAGATGGTTGCGTTTGAGATATGGATAGAGTCGGCATCTCAATTCACCACCCCATCGCTACGCACTAAGAACAGAAGGAAGATGATGCTGTCTTGTGCTGGAGTAGTCCCCACGGCAGGGAATCCAATCTTGATTCGACCTGAGAATGCTACGCAATTGTTGATCGCAATGTTCAGTTGCGGATCGGATGCCATGACATCCCATGCACTTTCATCTATGACTAAAGTAAATGTGCCAGCTTCATCATCACGATTCACAATGCTAAGTGCTATCGGGCTAGGTTCAGGCACATAGTCGGCAATGTCAAAGGTCAGCCCATAGCGAGTGTCGTTAAGGTTGCTGATCTGCCGCCGAATGATAGATGCGTCAATGGTTGCGCCGGTAAGGTCTACCGCAGTTCCATCCGTTGCAAACGCAAGATTCCAGAACACTTGCTGCGCGTATACCAGTTCGCCAGCAATGATTGGATTGTCAAACCCACTGACCTGTGTCAATGTGTTTTTGTTAAAGACTGCCATGATTTACCCCATTGCCGGTTGAAGTGTCGCGCACTCGCAAACACTCGAAATCATGTCTTATCTTATTCGTGCGGTACATCCATCCACTTGCCGGTATAGCCCATCACGCGATGAACATACCTGACTTGCATCACTATCAAACCATCCCGGTTGATAGTGCGGAATTCTGGCACAGACCCCGGATAAATTCCATAACTCATTTTGCGATTGCGCCAAATTCACCAGCCTTTGCACGATTGTAAAGGTCTACACCATGCGGCTCTGGATCAAAGGATGTCGCAAGAAATGGCATTTCCTCATTGAATTCTTCAAACTTTACAGTCAGGACAATTTCATTGTCACTTTGCCATATTGGATTTTTTACATATTGTAATGTAAACATGATTTTCCTTATGCTACACGATAAACAACAGTTCCAACTTCATCACCACCAGTATTTGCTCCCATCCATTTCCAAGTGCCAGACAAATTATTACTAGTATAACTAACACCTTCATTTGTTGCAAATGAACTTATTTGTTGCCCCCCATATCCAGCAGAGTAATTACCGCCAGAACTTGCACTACCATTGTTAATTTTACCCATAGCATAGCTGCCGACACTATTAAATGAATAGGAAAGTGCAGATACTGTAACAGCGCCAGTTGATGCGCTAACAGAAATACCAGTTCCAGCAGCAAGCGAAGTAACGCCAGCAGAAGGCGGTGCTTGAAATGTTGGCAATGCGCCAGCGCCGTTACTGGTAAGAATTTGACCAGCGGTTCCTACACTAGCAATGGATTGTTGTGCTGCGGTAGTTGTTGCGCCGCCGCAAATTACGGCATAGGCAGTTTGAGTTGTTCTACCTGTGCCACCATTACTGACAGTAATAGAATTGACCAATCCTGTACTGGCATCTAGCAAACCACTGCTATTGACATAGTTGGCAAGTTGAGAAAGATTGAATGCGATTGTCATGCTGCACCTGCCCTAGCAAAAGTTTGCTGAACCATAACATTATTAATTGTAGTTGGATTATTAGCCAATGTAAAACTCCCTGTTCCTGTGCTGTAATCTGTGCCTTGTACTAACAAGACCCCGTTACTAAACAAATTAAATGATGCTGCTGTATAAGTAAATGGATAAGTAATTTGTCCAATTACCGTGTTTGCCACAATGTTAACTGGCGTACCGTTTGGAACGCTAAGATTGTTAGCAGTCCATTCAATCATGGTCAAAAGACCAGTCATAAGGTTAGGGAAATCGGTTAAATCTGTTCCGACAAAATCATAATCTTGTTCGTTAAGAATCGCGCCATTAATAAATAATAGTTCAAATCCGCTTACTAAACCAGATGGGGTATAGGTGCTGGCATTGGTCAATGTTGTTGTAGTCCGAGTAAACGAAGCATAGTACCCAGAAGTAGGATTATAGCTACGGAAAGAAATGATCGTAATTCTATTGCCAGTTACCGCGCCTGTTGCCAGCGTTACAGTTGTTGAAGAATCGGTGTATTCGCTTTCATCCAGCAATATGCCATTTTGAAATACAAAGCATTGATCCGTAATGTATCCGGTTCCGCGAGTAACACTAAATACAGTCTGACCGGAAGTTGCCGTGAAATTAGCAATCGTCATATAGAAATCATCTGGCACTTCAAATCCGACAACCCTGCCATAAATGTCAATGGTCAAATTTGCTACCGCAGATGTCTTGGTGTAATCGCCACCAAAATCAAGGAATTGCGCCAGCGATGCTATGACTTTTCCATCTGGCGTATTGCTGATAGCAATCTCACCTGTTCCAACAGTAGTGGTTCCAGTTGAAATTAGTTGTCCTGTTGCATGATCTAAATCAATGTAGTTTATACCGTCCGGCAATGCTGCCCATAGCGTAGGATCAAAAATTGATGCTTGTGTAGGCACAAATGACGCAGTGCCAGCCGCATAGCCAGCCAGACCTGTAGCAAACGAAAACTTGCGTCCTGTGCGATTGATGTAGCACAGATAGTAAACAGTACCAAAAGCAGGTTCTGCTAGATACCAAGTGTAATCTGCCGGATCAAGACTTGGTGTACTGGTCGAGGAATTGAACAGACCATAATAGTCTTTCCCTCTAGGATCAAAAGTAAACCCTGTGCCAGTGATACTGTCGGCATACGCGACAACCAAATACCGTTCCGTATATTGAAATGTTCTTGGCCTCCACCGAAAAATTGCACTAGCCAAACTGAATGAGGAAGTGCCAAGACTATTGACCATTCTACTGAACAAATACCAGTTGCCAGATGGAATGATCAACGACACTGGTGGCAATGATGTGGACGGATCGTATGGATTCCCGTTTGACTGAATTGCTGTTGTGCCACCAAAAATTAGTTGATCAGTAGTCGGGTACTGGAAAGCCGAATACCAAACCTCCGCATATTGAATAATTCCAGCAGCACTAGATGTAATGCCAACCGTAAAGAATGGGTTTACATCTGTCGGATATTGAGCATTCACTACCGGCACTGGAACATTGCCAAAAAAGGTTGGTGAACTAATGCCAGTGTTAGGTGAAGGTGTGAATGCCGTAATGCTTACATCGTCATAGACGGTGGCATTGAATTCACCCAATGTCAATTTGGCAACAATTGATCCGTCATCGCCAAATTCTTCAATCACTTTGTTGATTCGGAATTGTTTGTCAACCCATCCATAGTTGACATTAGTGACCGACACAATGTCACCGGCTTCAAGTTGCAGACCAACAAAGTTGATGTTGACCTGTACCTGCAAATCTTCCCGACCTGACTTCAGCATCCTATTGGCAAGATACTGCGCTCGGACGGAATCATTGACTAGCGGCAGTGATATGGATTGCTTGTTAACCGGCTCATTAGGGAAAAGCAAACCCGGATCAATTTCAGCAAGATCAAATGTTGCTGCATTAAATGCGTCTTGATTTTCATTGTCAGCAAATTTGCATTCGATGACATTGTAGGAACCAGCTAGATCAAGTGGGCTGATACTGATGGATGAAACCATGTTGCTATCATTCAGGTTCATCACTACAGTGACATCTGGCTTCTGAACAACCACGCCCCACTGCGCGGTGACTTCGTTGTACTTCAACAAACAATCGCAGCAAGAACTCATGTCTTGCAAGTTTTGCATGACTGTTCGTTCCGTACTAATTGCGCCATCGAACCTAAATCTAGTTTGTGTAGCCGATCCACCACCATAAGGTGTATAGGTAAATGTTTCGTCACTATAGGCATTTAACAGATCAAGACTAGCAGTATCAATCTGCGCCAAAGGAATTGCACCGCCATAGACATCATTGGTCAGATAATCTAAGAAACAATCTCCCGGCCTATGCCGTGAATTGATTACTTGAAATCTGGTTTGCGCCAGACCAGTAATTCCAAGGTCTTGGTTGTAGCTTAGTTTGACAATTGCAAAGGCGCAATTTGTCATCAGTTTGGTGTTATCCCAAGTGTAAATAAGACCACTGGTACTCATTACACTAATGGCATTAGTCGATGAATTGGTTGGGAAATAGCTGCCATTCCTATATAGATATATTTCTATCGCGCCATTAATTGCTTGTTCTGTTCCCGTCGATTCATCGGTTAGCTTTGACACTGACCAAGTATTTGTGGAATCAAAGGTTACTTTCTTGCCGCCATAGTAGATGTCACCAAAACTGATTGTGTCGTTGCCATTGTCCGTAACTTCCGACAATGCCAGCACATAGTAAAGATTTTGATTGTTGCTGGTGATACTCAAATCTATTTGCGTCCCACCAACCCATGCAGAGCCGTAGACCACTGGCAGCTTGTTATCGGTGGCAGGTGGAACTTGTACACGGTTGCCGGGGTTTGGGCTGGCTCCAGCCGCTGCAAACTCCCCAGAAGGGGATGACTGTTCTGGGGTGAAAAACGCTCTAGCAATGATGGATGAGGCCACCATGTTGATGGCAAATGCTGCTGCTGTCGCTGCAAAACTTCCAGCAACCAAACCCAATACTTCAACAGCAATAATTGACCCCGGCATTACTGAATCCAATTCTCGTCTAGTTTGGTGAAACCAAATCGTTCGTAGTTCAGGTCTGGGCTAGTTACCATTTTTGATACAGTGAACATTTTGATGCGTCCATTATCTTTTTGGGTTTTGCCGTACTGAACATAAGCCTTCAACAACTTGTATCCAACCGTGGTATTGCGTTTATTCGGATGCACCCACCACGCTAATTCATGCAATGCAAAAGTCTTGTCGCACCAGATGGTTGGCAATACAATGCCAATGATCAATCCAATCCCATCTTCCAAGTAAACAACGCCTTGACCAGCAAGAATGTTGTCCAGCATCTTGTTCCAGTATTCCGTATTGTCCAGATCGCGGTACTGCGGTATATCGCATTCTTTTCTAAACTGCTGCATCATGTCTATGATCTGTGTCTTATCGTATTTTGTCGCTCGTCTTATCACCCAGTTTTCCCAAATAGATAGTTGATGGTTGAGATGAACGCAACCCTGTTCATGCTGGTATCGCCAGAATTAAAAAATTGCCATGAATTGTTGTTGGTGTAGCGTCCAGCAATCCTGTTTTGCAGAATTAGTTGAATCGCTGATGCCGCCACCGTGATGATGCCGACAAACTGTCTGGATTCTTCCATCCATTCTTCCGAGATGGAAAACGATGAAATATAGCCATTGAAGAATTGATACAAGCCGCCATCGCCGCCAGTAGTAATCAATTCGCCATTGGTATCAAAGAAGCCATGCCACGCTTCAATCTGACTGCCTTTTATTTCCTGACCTAACACCCAACCCAACATGGCAGTATCAATGCCAACCAAAGTGAAGGTGGTTTCATTGGCAGTGGACTTAATGTCTCTTTGTGCGCTACCAACCTTTATCAGCGTACCTAACGCATTGAATGGTTCCGCATCAACATCAGGAATGGTTAATGCCGATGGTGTAGTGGCAAACCGATAGGTATCACTTGGTGTAGTAACACGGACAAAATCCGCATATCGAATATTGTTAGTACCATCTACCGGAGCAATTACATTCATAGCACCGCCTCAAACGCTCGGAATGATCCTGACCACTGAATGTAACTGTCATTGGTCATCGGCATCAAAGTATAGGTAGGATATTCGCGCAAAATTACCGGAAAAGTAGTGCCGATGTAATTATCGCCGCCCAACGCTATAGTAGTTCCATACTCGCCTATGACCGCGCCCACCGGAGACACTAAAGTAGTAATCAGGTTGCGATGTACTGGGATATTGACAGTTGAACCTGCGCCTCGCGTTACATCTGAAGTTGCTATGTACGCATAGCGTCCGACTTGGCAGAAATCTCCAGTTCGCACAATGTATGCACTACTACTGATAGACGGCAAAGAACCAAGTACCAAAATTTTGTTAGCAGATGATGTTTGCCATTCACAGGCATCAATCTGTACGCTGGTCATATCGCCTTGATATTCGATATAGTTCGACCAGCCAGTAGTGCCAAAATTAAGGTACTGCTCCAATGCCTTGTCAGGAATCCGCAGACTACTTAACAATGAACGGTTCTGCGAGTACAGCAGGTAGTTCATCGGCTTCATGTCGAAGGCAAACGGAACTACCGTCAGAATCTCGCTGGTGCTGATCCGCTGGTTGCGCGATACCACCTGCCCAACGAATCGCTGATCGTTGATCCCGACAGACTCGCTAATGCTTAGTATGGTATTGAGGCTCATGCTCTACTCGCAGGTACGCCACGCGATGCAGACTGATTAGCCGCCCAGACAGCTTGCTTATTCTTGGACAAGAATTGTGTAGCCGACTGCGTGTCAATCGCATTCATCTGCGCTATATATGGGCCATTGTAGACCACTTGCGGGGCAGACTGAAAGTCATTCATACGCTGGTTAGGAATGACCGTTCCCGCGCTCCTTGGCATAAATATCTCAGGCCCATTTTCACCTACCAAAGTAGGGCCATCAATGTAGCCGCCAGACGCTGCCATTGGGATGCTAGGGAAATCTCCTATTGCTCCAGCCGCCGAACTGCCGCCACCAAACATACTGGAAAATAAACCACCAGCACCTTTGAACATCTGGAGGAATTGCGCTTTGACATAGATCGCCATGATGTCTGAAATGATGGACTGCGCCAGCGCCTTAAAGTTAAGTTTGCCGGTCTTGACGAAATTAACGATAGCGTTTTCCATGTCCTGAAACACGGCGCGGTTTACATCCCGAAGAACATTCAACCGTTCGGAAAGTTGAATAATTGATTCGCGCTGTTGCTGCATAGCTTCTTCGCG